GGCGTCGGCAGGCACGTCGTCACCAGCGGCGCGGTACGCCGCGGCGCCGTTGCGGACCTTCCGGAGGAACTGCTCCTCGGACCGGTAGGGGTAGTGACGGATGACGAGCCGCGAGGTGTGCACGGTCGCTCCACCGTCGTAGTAGGCGCCGTGGTTCCCCATCTCGATCACCATGTCATCGCGCCACCGGCACGCGACCTTCGGGAGCGGGTTCGGTTTCACCTTGCGCCACCGGATGCTCGCTATCGGGTCGGGGGAGCGGTGGTCCCAGATGTCGGCGTCGGTGGTGACGTGGTCGTAGAGGTCGGCGCGAACCGTGAGCCACTGTTGGCCGCCGATGTCGTCGAGGACGTCACCGATGCGACCGAAGGGCGAGTACCAGAACTCGTCGGCGTCGAACGGGACGACCCAGTCCGCACCCTGCTCGAGGCGGGCGCGCAACGCGAGGTCGGTCATCTTGCGTGACTGGTGATACCCCGGCTCGAAGTCGTCGACGAGGGTGACTCGTCCGGGGTAGAACCGGCCGACCCGGTCGATCACGTCGCGCGTTCGATCGGCGGAGAGGTTGTCGGCGACGATGACGTGATCGACCTGCGTGACCATCTGGACGAGGGTGAAGCCGATGATGTCCTCCTCGTCGCGGACCATCGTGATCCCCACGGCCGTCATCAGTACCCGGTCCCGACGCGCTCGAGGCCGATGTGCTCGCACCACTCGCCGGACCCGCGGGCACCCCAGAAGGCGAAGGGCTCGACCTCGGCGGCGGCGTTGACGGCGATCCCGAACCGGCCCTCCGAGTCGGCGCCATCGGGCCAGTCGTGCTCGTCGATCAGTGCTCGACGGTAGAGGCACGGGTTGGTCGTGAAGAAGCGTCGGTGCTCGAGCCACTGGTGTCCGCCGTATCCCTGGGCGTCGATGTAGTCGCCGGGGTGCTGCTCGACGATCCCACCGACGGCGCGCTCGGCCACGTTCCACGGCTGGCGTCGCAGCGCCATCTGGACGAGGTGCGGGTGGTGGTCGAGGACGTCGACCATGCCCGAGAGGGGGACGGTCCTGGGAAAGATGAAGTCGTCCTCGAGGTGGAACACGTAGGGCGCGGTCGATCCGGCGCGGAGGTGGTGCCACGCCGACCGGATCGCACCACCGAACCCGGAGCGGCCGCCGCCCGAGATGATGCGGAACCCGCGCGGGGCGAACGTGTCCTCGAGCCAGCGAACGTACTCGGGGTCTGCCGAGTCGTCGTGTATCCAGAGCTCGGCGAGCAGGTCGGGCCGGTCGACGGCGGCGAGGAACGAGGGGATCGTTCGCTCGATGCACTCGCGTCGGCCGTCGGTCATCACAAGGAGGGCGATCATGGGATCAGGCCTTTCTCCCGCCTCCAGCGGGTGTGGGTTTGGATGATGTCGCGGTGTAGGGCGCGGGGTCGATCGACCGTGCTGTTGCGCCCGGTGGGGTCGACGTGCACGGCGTACACCGCGCCGCGCACGTGCTCGATCTTGGCGCCGAGGAGCCAGGCGCGGCGGAACAGGGACCAGTCCTCCCACGCCCGCTCACCCCAGAATCCTCCGGCCTCGTGGAACATGTCGCGCCGGATGAGGGTGCCGATGACGCACGGATTGAGGTGCCGGATGTCGCGGTCATCGAGGGTGACGGGATCGGGGATCGTGGCGTCGTCAAGGAACCGGACGGCCGGGGCGCGGAGGTCTCCCCATCGGTCCGGCGCGAGGAGTGCGTCGAGGTAGCCGGGTTCGAGTTCGTCGTCGGCGTCGAGGAAACACAGCCACTCGCCGACCGCGACCGCCGCCGCCTCGTTGCGGGCGTAGGCGAGGGGGCCGTCGTCGAGATGCACGGCGAGGATCTCGGCGTCCGCACCGCGCCGCTCGATCGCGGCGCGGGCCGACGGGATCGCGCGCCGCTCGGCGAGGTCGCGCCAGCGTTCGTCGCCGAACGTGGCGACGATCACCGAGACAGTGCCGGTGCCCATAGTCCGCTGCGGCGGCGATAGATGACCCGACCCTGCGACATCCGGCGGCGCTGGTCGCGGTAGAGGCGGTCCGGTGGGGCCTTGCCCCAGGATGGGTGGAGGTGTTCGACGACGGACCCGTGTGCGAACGCCCAGGCGTGTCGCGCCTTCGCGGTGCCCACCAGTTCGTCGTCGACGTACTCGTGGGGGTAGCCCTCGTGGAGGACCTTCCCGCGCTCGTCGATCGTGCCGCGCTCGTCGATGTACGAGCGCCGGATGAGGCAGTGGGTGGCGTGGTCGCCGGTACGGGCGCGGTCGGTCGGTGCGAGGTCCTGTGTGCCGACCACGCCGATCGCCGGGTTCGCCATCTCGGCCATCGCCGCCTCGAGCCAGCCGTCGTGGAAGTGGAGGTCGTCGGCGGCGAGGAACATGAACGGCTCGGTGGTGCGGCCGTAGACGAAGTTCACCTTCTTCGCGTAGTCGCCCACCCGGTTCGGTGGGAGGACCTCGAGGACGATGTCGGCGGCGCCGTCGGCCGCGTGGATCACCGCGTCGATCATGGCCGTGTCCCCAGCGGTGGCGACGAACACGACCCGCACGGGGTCGGCGGTGGCGTCGACGAGGGAGGTGAGGAACGGTTCGACCCGGTGCGGACGCGCAAGGACCGGGACGATCACGACGCAGTCGATCATGTCCCGGTCCTTGGCAGCGGCCACCTCGTTCACCGAGGGGCACTATAGCCGTGCTACAGGCGTGCTTGTCGAGGGATCAGCTCGCGCCGACCGGCTCCAACGTCGCGAACGGGTAGCGAGTCTCCTCGTCCTCGTTCACCAGGTTGATCGGGTTCGGCAACTGCCACCCCACCCGGAACACGACACGAAGGGCGCTCGAGTCCTGCTGCGGGAGGTTGATGAGGACGTTCCCGGCGTTGTCGGTGATGACGCCCTCGGTGATGACCTTGTAGGTCAGGTCCTGGCGGATCGCCCACACCAACTGCGACCAGTCGCCCGAGATGAGCAGCGACCGGGTCGGGTCGATGGCCCCGTTGCGGGGGAACACCAGCTCCTCGCCGTCGAGGGCGTAGGTCGTCTTGCCCTCGTCCATGCGGGTCGTGGTGAAGATGCCCTGGCCGGATGCGACACCGTCGACGTCCTTCTCGCGGAGGCCGCGGAGCTTGGCGCGCAGGCCGAGTGCGGCGACGTGGCCGTTCGGCATGAAGCCATCCTCCTCGATCTTCGCGAGGACGCCGTCCTCGCCCATGATGTCGTCGTAGAGGTCGCCGATGTCGCCGACCGTGACGACGTGCCCGGCGTTCTCGACACCTTGCAGGATCGGGACCGGCCACGCGAACGAGTCCGGCACGTCGACGCCGTACAGGGCGGCCTGGTCGAACGTCTTGCCGATCGCCGACACGATGCCGGGACGCATCTCCTGGAGGATGTCGTAGTCGGCATCATCCCGGACCGCGTCGGGGATGACCACGTAGCACGCGATCTCCTCGGCGTCGATGAACTTGTTGTCCCAGGCAGCCTTGGTCGACTGCTTGAAGCCGGTGTCGCCATCGACGAAGAACGCCTGCGGGAGCTGGGTCCACACGGGCATCCGACGCTGGCGGCGCGTCATGTTGGGGAGTCGGCGGCCGAACCGCATGACCACCGACTCCTCGGCGATCTGGCCGAGGATGCCGGAGGCGACATCCTCTGGGATGAGTGCACCCGCGTCGTCACGGGTGATCTGGTCGTCGTATGCCATCTTGGATGGTTCTCCTTCGTGGGGTTACCGGCGCCCGCGCATTTCCTCGCGGAGCCGATCGTTGAATGATGAACCCGAGTTCTGCGTCGCGCCTCCCCCGGAGAGCGGCCGAGCCTTCCCACCGGTGCCGGTCGCGGCGAGGTAGGGCTTGGCCTTGACGAGGTCGTCGATCGCCGACGAGATCGCCTTGTCATCCACGTCACCCTTGACGATGAAGCGGTCGAGGTCGCCGAGTAGTCCGGCGGCGTCCCCTGGGTCGGCGAGCTTGCCGCCCGCCGCGGCCTTGACCTCGGATCGAACGATCCGACGGTTCGCGGCCAGCGTCGCCTCGGCGGCGCCTTCGTCTCGCGCCTTCTTGAGCGCCTTGTCGGAGTCGGTGGCGTGCTCGTTCTCGAGCGCCTCGAGGCGAGCCTTGGCTTCGTCCCGTTCCCGTTCCGCCGTCGACCGAGCATCGCGCTCGGCACGGAGGGCGGCGATGCCTCCCTCTCCAAGTCCGTCACCACCACCACCGGCACCGGTGCCTCCCGCGCCGCCGGTGCCCGAGCCTGCGCCCGAACCTCCCGCGCCGCCGGTGCCCGAGCCTGCGCCCGAACCTCCCGCACCCGCGCCACCGTCACCGGTGCCGCCGGTCGCCCCGGTTGCTGTCGTCGTCGTTCCTGACATGTTGGGATCATCCTCCGTGAGATCGGGCGTCGCGCCCGGTCGAAGCATCGCGCCCCGATGAGCCGGGATGGTACACCGTCACGCTTGGGATTACGCGGCTACCAGCACCGGACCGATCTCGGGCTGTTGCTTCACCGCGACCTCGATGGCGTGCTTCCCGTCGGGGCTGAGGATGTTTCCGTCGGCGTCGACGAGGTAGCGGTTGTCCACAGCCTTCGACTGCTTGATGGCCCGGTTGAGGTCGCGGTTGATGACCTGGCCGGGGTCGGCGGTGCCGTAGATTTCGGCCACGTCGCAGTCGCAGCGCTGATGCAGTGGGAGGAGGTTGGGCCGCTTGTACCGCTGGGTCGATGCCCGTGCACAGAACCCGCACGACCGTCCGGTGAGGACCCGGCGGTAGCCGACGACCCACGGCCGGAACCGGTCGGCCGCGTCTATCACGCCCTTGTTCGTGAGCGAGACGTCGGTCATGGCCGTCCCGGTGGCGCGTGCGCGACCGGCGCCCATCGCGTCGTCGAACGTAGCATCGCGCGAGATGCGGACCCGCGCCTCGACGACCGAGCGGGCGTACACGTCGACCGTCGGGACACCGTTGCGGATCACCGGCACGTCGGGCACGAAGCCCGAGACCTGACCGGCGGCGATGGCGTCGTTCGCCGCCATGTACCCGGCGGCCACCGTCGTCGTCTGAGCCTTCGCCTCGTCGACGATCACGGTGGCCGCAGCGGCGAACCGGCGGAGGGCGGTGTCATCGAGGCCGCCGAACGTGTCCCACGCCTCACCGACGAGGTCGGCCGTCGCCACCTGGATCGCGGTGAAGCGGGCGTGGTGCGCCCGCTGGATGCGCGTCAGTCGCTGGACGTCCACGGCGTCACGGTGCGCCGGTCGCCGTCGGCAGGCCGCCGGTCGCATCGACCGACTGCGACGCCGCGAGGTCGGCGCGTTCCTGGGCGAGGCGTGCGGACTCGGCGGCGTTGGCCGCCATGCCCTCGAGCTGCATCTGCGCCCGCATCCCTGGGAAGCGCTTGACGGTGTCGGGGCCGTACCCCATCTCCTCCCACAGTTGCGGGGTGGGGACGTCGAGCTCCTTCTTCTTCGAGAGGGCGTCCATGTGCTCCGACTCGGTGCGGGTCTCGATGTCGGCCCACACCGTCTCCATCGAGTCGGCCTTCTCGAGGTCGGTCTTGTTGGCGATGCCACCGGCGAGACGCATGACCTCCTCCCACCCGGCGCCCCACGTCCGACACTTGCGGCGGGTCTTCGCGATTAGGCCGGACTCGGCCGACTTGATCGACTCACCCGAGAGGCGGTCGGCGGATGCGCTGAGGTAGTGCGGCGGGGTGGCCGAGATGGAGGCGATGTGCTGCACGGTCATGTCGATCGCCGACACGAGGCCGCCGAGGTCGGCGACGTCGAACGAGCCGAACTTCGCCTCGGGGTCCTCGAGCCACCACACCTTGCCGGGGCCGCTCACGAAGTTCGGGTCGATCGTGCGCCCGGTCGGCTTGCCCGTCTCGGGGTCGAGTTCGTCGACCGGCTCGTATCCGGTGAGGTGGCGCTGCGGGTAGGCCGCGAACTCGGACGCTACGAGGAGGTCGGAGAAGAGCTTGTTGACGGCGTCCTGGATCGGGATGACCGCACCGAGTTCGGAGTGGGTGGCCCACCCGGCGCGGCGCGACGTTGTGAGGCGCGGCCGGTTCACGAACTCGACGATCGGCACCTTCCCGAGCGGGTTGACCATCCGGCCCGACGAGTCGAGGTCCTTGGCGGCGTCGACCATGTCCTCGATGTCCCACTGGAGGCGCATCGGGTCACTGATGCCCCCGGCGGTGCGCTTGGTGCGGGACCGGAACAGGTAGACCTCGTCCGGGTAGAACAGCTCGGCGTGCTCGAAGCCGTCGTCGTCGAGGTAGGCGCGGAGTCCGGCGGTGCGTCGACGGCGATTCTTCGGATGGCAGAGGATCGTGGCGTTCGCCGCCGACTCGACCGTGATCTCCGGCACGTTGTCCTTGTCGCCGACCCAGACCGTCGTGTAGAACGCGCCGCCGATGATCCCGTCCAGGTGGCCCATGCCAGCCTGGAGGTCCATGTCGTTCTCCTCCCAGAACCGCTTGGCATCGTCGTCGACCTTGACCTCATCGGCGACACGGAACCCCTGCACCGACATCCGCTCCTCGGGTGCGTCGGCGACCACCTGACACCAGTTGTCGGCGAACGCGTCGAACAGGCCACCGAACGCCTCGAGGAACTTCTCGGACGCGAAGGCGAGGTTGTGGTCGCCGTCGTAGTAGCGGTGGACCCGTTCGAGCATCGGGCGACGTCGCACGAGTTGGGTGTGCATCTTCCGCAGGTCGCGGATCGGGTCACGGTCGGGCATGGTGTGATCCTACTCGTTCGGGCGGTGATCCTATGCGGACCCACCGGCGCGGCGCTTCTTCTTCGGCACGGTGCGGAGCATCGCGCGT